CACCCGTCTCTAATGCCGCAGGATATGGGAATCCCGTCAACCCCTGAAAGTAATTAGGATCAACACCCCACGTCATTTCAGAAGGTAGCGACTCAAACAGATTGCCTTTATATCCCTTCCGCGTTGACGCTCTGAAATAAACGTCCCTTGCCCTTAACATCGTTCTACCCGGATATAGTGTTGATTTTCTCAACTTATATCTCGTTGATAGTGGAGACCATAAGCCATAGCCTTCAGTAGCGAATATTCTTGCGGTTTCTTCAACGACAATCTTTCTCGCCCATCCATCCCAGAAATCCGATAAGTCATTGATAACCTCTCGCTCAATATGCTCAATCCAGTATTTGAGGCGTTCTAATGGTGGATCAATGTCAAATTCTATTGAAATAGGCATTATTTTTCCTCATAATTGCAACAGCAAAAATCTTCACCTGTGAGCAAAGTAATAGGCATTTTATCTGCTTTACTTGGGATAATAATCATAGCTGAATCAGAACTATTAAATTTATCGCCCAGCTTTGGGCTTTTGCAAGCACCTGCTGAAAACTCGAACTCAACATCCTTGAATCCATTTTTATCAATATTAAAGGCGGTAATAGCCGACCTTATATCCCAAAATTTGCACGTCTCGCAACGTTTACGCTTTTTGAGATTAACAAGCCTTTTTGTGGATGGGTTTTTTTTACCACTATCGGAAACATGCACAACTGTTTCATTCATCATCTCACCTCTTGCGTTATCGTTCTCTCATGTCTCATTGACATTATCAGCCGATTCACCATAGATACCGATCTTGTAGTCAATTCAGATATATCCTGATTGATAAATCTTTGCTTGAGTGATGCCCAGACAGCGTTTTCGTATCTATAAGCCCAACTGACAGGATCGCTGCTTATCGCTGAACTAAAAGCCGTCCCGATCCTTGATGCTGTCAGCATAGCAACCAACTCTTTTAGTAATGGAACATTGCTATCCTCGTCTATCTCATAGACTGTTGATAAATAGGCTATAATCTCCCGAACAACGCCATTTTCCATGTATTGTGCGTCATTCTCTGGATATGTATCACCTATATTGATTACGCTTTCATCATTCAAAAACCGTTGGATGTCGCTTGTTGACGACCAGATATATTCCAACTTCGTCAATCTACAAGTCATCTCTGTTTCTATCGCTATTGTTGCCGACAACGCTATCTCTGCCATCTATCTCAACTCCTTACGCCAAAAGCGACATTACCAACGGAATCGCTAAACTTTTTCAAATATGATTCTGCTAATGTTGTTAGATTTGTAACAGCTTCCTTTGAGCTTGCAAACGTGGACTCTACCGACTCGCCAGAGGCTTCTGAAACCCTTAATTGATTCACTTGCTCTTGCGAACCTGCGGATAAGGCTATCTGTTCAGCCTTGTAGCTACACGCTTGGTATAAAATGTGATTGTAAATTGTCTCAAGGTAAGTGTCTTTTATGGTTGACATTGTTTGGAGGATAGAATACTCAATGTCATAAGTCGTGAATGATGTGCCAGATATCGCTCCACTTGTGGTAGGATCAATATAAAAGCTCTGCTCTATCTCATCTGTGTATGATGGCAACTGAATTGAGCCAAGTCTTAGTTTATTGCCATCGCCTTCATCTTCTAGTGACCATGATATAGCATGTAATGAGTCGCTATCTCTCACGCCATAGACATCGAGACAATCATCGGGAAGATCAACAGGGTTCGTATCACTGTCATACTCGTTATCAGCATCAATACGTTTTTCAGGCTTCTTTCGGCTGAACTCTATCAACGCCGAGTCAATAAATGTGCTTAGGGTTGCATCTGCAAAGCTGGCAAGCAAAGCTGATTTTGTCTTAATATATGTTGTAAATGATGATTTGGTATAGCTGGACATTGTTAAACATCCTTAAAGGGTGGGACGCAACGGGGAGGCTGTTGCGCCCCTGTTTGGCTATCATGGGTGATCGGGATAGCCAAAACTTATATTATGCCGCTACGACAGCCGCTCCGGGTGTCAAAGGTTCCCATACGACCTTAAAAACGACAGTTCCATCAGTAAGATTTGCCGCACCGATGGTTAAGAATATATCCTGTCCATCGCCTAATACAAATTCCAGAGCCGCAGCTGATTCAGCATCGAATACCGTTGTCGGGGTTGCATCATACCAGAGTTCACCGGTAGCAAGAGCCGTGGCATCAGCTATCTGTGCGATGATAACTGCGGTAGCTGTTGCGTATCCACATTCCAATGTTGCCGCACCGACAAGCGTGTCTGTGCATATCGCGGTGATTTTCGCTCTGACTGCACCTGTAACCGTAAACAGTGCGAAAGTTCCAATATCGCCAGTTCCCACACCTGCTGTAAATTCAGCAGTTTTGAATACTTCTCTAGGCAAAGCCCTTGCTAGCAAGGCTCTGTTCATACCAACTAAAGTTGCTGTGTCGGTGGTCTCATCAGCCACATCAGTTAATGCCCCAACCGACCCTTCAACATCATCAACATTGCCATCAATGGTGTCAATAACCGCTTTTGCATCAACAAGGTCGGAATCGACATCAGCAACGGTCGCCTCTAATGCTAAGGTGTCAATAACCGCTTTTGCATCAACAAGGTCGGAATCGACATCAGCAACGGTCGCCTCTAATGCTAGAGCATCAACTTTAGTCTCAACGCCATCAACAACAGCATCCAAATCATCAATTAAGTCTTTAACTGACTTGGAGACACTAACGCCCAAAGCTTGGAAAATATCACCTTGCGGGTCCGCACCACCGTCAAACGCACCGAATAAATCAATGACTGAAAGATTTGCTCCTATTGCTGAACCAGTACCATTATTGATTGCCTCAGCTATTTGTCTGAGCAACTGCACAATCTTTGCGGTGTCTACCGTATCCGCCGCTGCATCAGTCAAAAGACCGATTTTAGCTGTAATAGCTTCAACACGTTCCACAAGCGATCCGTCCTCATTAGCAGCAACCAGTGTCGTGTCAATCTCATTATCTGCGTTATTCTCACCTTCCATCTGCGAGCTTGATACTTTCGCACCTATAAGGTCAGTATCACCATAAATGGCAAGCAGATCGTGTAATATCGTATTCATTTTCCTATCTCCTATATACGGCATGGCTGAAATTAATCAACCATGCTTATATTTAGTTTGTTTGCCAGTTTATAGACTTGTCAGATCGGTTATCCCGACAAGAATTGTCTCTGCATTGTTAGGATAGTCAATGGCATCAAATCCGTTCATGTCATAGTCCTGATAAGTATATGTCGCTGTCAGTTTGGGACCATTCATTATCATGGGTGTATGTATGCCTAACTGCGCCCCACCAATGGATGTGCCTTTCTTGCCAACAACAAGCCACCCAGAAGGCAGCCATCCGGCTCTATCGATCGGAAGCCCATCATAAGTGTTGACGTTGCCAAGAGCATCCTTAACACTTCCGGGTTGTGCCTTGGAAGCGTCAAATTGCGGGCCTTTCGATATTAAATCCTCAACAGTTATATCAGTAATTGCGAAATCTGGCTCATAACCACGGGTACGGATTGTCGCCTTTGCCTGCCCGACCCTCTGTTGTAGATTCACTAGCCATGTATATAGATTTTCAGTGCTTCCACCACCGGTAACAGACCAGAACTTGGCATTGGTGGTATAGCTATACACTGCTCGCATATCATAGCTGGATTTCAGAGTAACACCAGCCGCCGTCAATGTGATTGAGCCATCGGCGGCATTGATGGTGTAGTGTGTGCCGTATGTGAAGGCATCATCATTACTATTAGTGACAATTATCTGTTGATATGTAGGAGTGCCAACTGCTGTTCCGAACAGATTGACTAGCTTTGCATCTGTCGGGTTCGCGCTTGTGGTATCCCTGTAAACCTCATAGAGTATCCAGCCCTGATTTGCCGACTGATATTCGTTTGTTGACCCAACTTGAGTGAGTGTCTCAACAGATGTTACCTCATCTTTAGAATATGCCTGCGCTCTTGCGATTATCCATTCCCAAATGTACTGATCCATTATCTGGGCCATCTGCTTGCTTATAGACGCTACGCAAAGAGCGATAGGATCGATAATACTATTCTTTGCTGTTGCGATTGCTTTTGCAGATATTCTAGTATTAAAGCCCTTCTCTGTGGCAACCATAGGATATGGAGTCAATGTCGAGCCTACTGTTGACAGTTGACCATCTTCTGTCGGCTGTAACAAAGCGACATTTGTATGGATACCATTACCCCCTATCGCCGGTAGCAAAGACTCAATCAAAATGTCTTCTCTAAGAGCCTTCATGGAAAAGACATTACAATATCGAGTTGCGGTCAGCCTCTTCAATGCCGCCGGTATGATCGCCGCATTGATTGATCTTATTGAAGCCCCGATGTCCGACTGAGTGAAGTTCTCACCCGATTCATTCATAAGCTCTTTATAATGCTCTTTATAGTAGCTATCCATCACCTCATTGATAACACCATTAAAGCGATGCTCATTCGGGAGCTTGTAATGTTCTTTGTCGGGATCAAGAGCCTGATCAATAGCTTCCTCAAGCTTACCGATTCTCTCGCCATTGGGTAACTCTGCACGAATAACCTCAACAGTCTGTATACCATTGCCCTGTGGATTGCCGTAGCCCTTACTTTCAAGCCTTGTCCTTGCTACAAACGGCATTAGTTCGTCATAATGCTCATTGAGCATAGTAACCACACCAGCTTTGAAGTCATCGGGCTTGGCTGTGTCAACCTTGCCGTAAAGTGAAGGAATATCCTTTGTAACCATGCCGATAATATGCTTTTTATCATCAGCAGTAAAAGCCTTATATTTCTCATCCTTCAAGGCTTCATTAATAACGCCCTCACCTGTCTCAACCATCAATGCAATAGCCTCTTTGCGTTTACCTGTTTCAATAAACTCATTCACCTCATCAAGCTTTTTCTGCATCTCATTGAGAGCTTCAACGGACTTGCCGGGTTTTTCCTCTTTCTTTTCCTCATCCAGCTTCTTTTCTTCCACCTTCTGTTCGTCTTTCTTTTCCTCTGGTTTCACGATGTTTTTGATTTCATCAAGGATTGATGTTTTGATTCCTTCCAACTTCTGATCCACTTCTTCCTCTGTAAGTACTTTCTTGTCTGGCATTTCTGCTTCCTCCGTAATAGCTCTGAATTCCATATCAGGCTGTTTGACTGACTCTCTACCCGCTAGTAAAATGTCAAATCCATCAATTTTTAAACTATCTACAATTTCTGTAACTTCGTTTTGCTCATTTTTAACCAAATGAGAACCACCTGAACCTCTATGACTATACCGAAACCTAATTGGTATTTTCATACTTGCAAGTGCTACTATATCTCTTCCATCGGCTGTATCAGCGATTTCAATATCAGCAAGTGATACCGCATTCTTTATCGGATCATAGGATACCTCTGATAACCCACCAACAATGCGGTCAAGCCCTGATGTGTTTATCTCTTTGCCATTCTTGTCAATTTCTTTTATATGTCCCCTGTAAATTGGCGATGCCCCATTTGTCTTGATCCTATCGCTCAAATCCTGAATCGCCTCTGTTATAATCTTCTTTGAATACCACCGTTTGTTTTTGTTTTTGACCTCTGCATAGTTTGGAAGCGTTGTTGACCCCTTGTATCTAGTAATTCCTGTTATCGGATCGGTAACTTCCTCAAGCAACAAAGTGCCTTCTATCTCCTCATTGAGTATTTTTGGCGCACTTGACTTTCCTACATCTTCATCCTTGAGTTCCTCATTCTCATTCTTGAT